ACCATATACTCTACTGTCATACCTGCATCTTCACACATATAAGTGTAATCAACATTGTTGATAATTGTTTGTTTTGCTGTTTCTCTGTTAAACATTTTACTCTCCTTAGTTTTTGTTAATGTAAATTTCTTAACTTACTCTTATATAATACAGTAAGACGCCTTGGTTGTCAACCTTTTTATGCAAAAAAGTTCATAAAAAAAGCCTTTAAAATCAAGGCTTTTTAAATCTTTCTGTATTTTTTTCACTATTTTAGTTATAAACTGAGTGCCAATTGTTGATTATTTGCATGGTTGCAGGGCTTGATAGCACATCAACTAGGCATACAGTGGGTTCCAGCAGTTGTTCTGCACACCAGTTTACTACATTTACAAGGGTTTCTTCAGTTACAGTTTTGTAGTCCATTGTGTATATCTCCTTTATTACACAGTTTCTAGAGCTAATTCAGCTACAGTATCTAACACATAACCTTTTTTCTGTAGCTTGTCAAGTGCTGTTTCTGCATCTGCAAACTTTGCGGCATACTGCAATACAGTTTGCTCATCAACTAGCATTGTTAAGTTGTGTTGTGCAATAATGTCTGAGACTTGTAGTGCTGTTAACATATTCATTGTATAGTTCCTTGTGTTTGTTTCTAACTATACTAATAATGTAACACCTTTTGATTCAAAGGTCAACCTTTTAGGTGAACAAAGAATCCTTTGTTTTCAAGGACTTGTAAAATAATTTAAAAATGTCCAAATCTTTTTGGACCAAAATCTTTGTGTTGTGGTGCACGGATTGGGTTTATCCAGTGTGCCAAATAGCCAACAGCATCATTCATGTGATCTGTGTCATTTGTTTTATCTGGAACCAGTGTGCCTGTTTTGTATGTTTGTGAACTTATACATTTGATTATATTCTTACAGTTGGGTGTTACAAACAATCTTGTATCACCTGTCATGCTCAATAGGTTTGAATTAACACTTGCAATTCTATCTCTGACTGCTGGGTTAACTCCACGGGCTTTTATAACAAAGCCTGCATGTTGTAGTATCTTATGATCACTTGTATGGCTTGATGTTTTACGGGCTTGTCCACTTGCATCTGGATAACAGTAGATTCTATTGTTGGGATATCTATTGCGGATCTCTTCTGTCATTTCATAAGTGTTTGAACCATCCATTCTTATCTCATCAAAGAATGTTATAACACCATTTTCAACCACACTTATAGCGGCAACAAGTGGCGTAACATTGAAGTCCATGCCTATGTGTAGTAGAGTTCTTTCTGTAATTTGTGGAGGGCTGTTGATTACATTTACTTTTGGATTCCAATTATAATAAATTAATCCACTGTAGGTTTCAAATGTAGCCAAGTATTCTTGTCTAAATGATTTTGAATCAAGTTCTCTTTTAGCGGCTTCTACTTCAGCTTCAGGAACTTGTCCACCATCTAAAGTTGTAAATTGAAAACTCTCATAGTCTGGTAGATGACCTGCATCCTGAAACAAGTCATACAGCCAGTTCATGCCTCTGGGTGTAGTGATAAAAAGCCCATGTCCACCTCTGTCACTCAATGCTGGTCTACAAACTTCTTGCCACATACGCTGATCAATCATAGCGGCTTCATCCATAACCAGGAAGTCCATTGACACACCTCTTAATGCGTCAGGATTGTCTGCACTTCTCAAATAGATCTTGGAGTTATTAACTAATAGTATAGATAGGTCACTCTCATTAATCTTCTTTGCCCACCGTTTGGTGGTGAGTTCTTTCTTTAAGTCTTCCCAAATAATCTGTTTTGCTTGCCTGTAAGTAGGAGCAATATAGAATATTTTCCTGTTGGGATAACGGGCAAACTTGGCAATCTCCCACATACTCAAGTAGGTTTTGCCAAAGCGTCTGCCCGCAACCACTACACGGAAACGGGCATCACTTTTAAATATTTTCTTTTGTGGATCAGTTAGCGGCATACAACACTTCCGTCACACTACTATCAATCCAGTCTGCACCAGCTTGATAACGGCGTGTGAAAGTTGTCTTGTGCATACGGCCATTCTTTATGAAATAGGTTACTATTTCCTGTTTTACCAATCCTTCAACCGGTAGAAATTCAAGTGGGGTTAGCTTGTCCATGTGAACTCTGCTACTGAATTTCTGTTACTATTTGAATATCAACACTTACTTTGGCATCACTTGAACCTAGACGCTTTGCTCTAACTTCAACTGTGTCACCAGGAATAAGTTGATATGGTGCTTCACTTACATAGTTGGCGGCATTGTTTTTAAGTAGGATAACCTGACGCTGTCCATATGCTCCACCTTGTCTACGCACAAAGATACCTACTTCAGCATCTTCAATAACACTAACAAAGAACTGACTTGGGTAAGCATTTTTACCTGCTGGCACATACATAAATGCACCACCGCCCATGCCTTCTCCTGCATCAGCACGGAGTAGTTCTGTTGTTTCATCATTTTTAAATACACCAATTGCACCAGCGTTTGAATCACCGCCTGAACCCACACGGTTTACAATTACTCTTTCAATTGCTGTCCAGTTACTTGAACTTGTTACAAATGCAGTTCCATTTAGAAAAATGTTTTCTTCTTGTTCAACACCATTAGGACCCAAGCCTTTGATTTTAACTCTACGGGCATTTGCTGAACCTGAGTTTGTGTCATCCGTGCTTGTGCTTTTAATTTTAACTGTTTGACCAGTTGCTTCTGTTACAGGGTTTACATACAATTCATTACGGGTTCCACCAATTCTATCTACTGATTCATAAGTGGCGCCTACTGCTGTATTCTGTCCTGTTCTTCCTTCTGATTTTAATCCACTGATATTTCCTGCCGCTACTTCAACACCGGTAGGTAATACAGTTACTTTGCTTTGACTAATCATTGCCATGTTAGTATCTCCTGTTTGTTATCTTTTATTTGGTTCCGGGTTTGGCTATCTTGCCACTTCCCACATACAAACCAAAAAATCCTGCACCGGCACCTACTACTACACTCACAAAACCTGTTTGTGCTGTGGTTGGGTCAGGCATGGCCATAAACCAAGTTGTTACCTGATAGAAGGCATATGTGTATGCCGCCATTAAACATCTAGGTATCAATCTCCAGTTGGCCATCAATTCAGGCATTTCAATCTTTATGAAGTGCCATAAATTCTTAATTACTGTTTTCCAATTCACTATAACTCTCCTGCTTTTTGCATTTTCTCAATCTTATCTTCTGCCCATGCTAGTGCAGTTTCTCCGCCCCAACCAAGGTAGGCATAGAATCCCTTGCCTTTGTTTCCTGATTGTTTCTGAGCTAGATAAGTTGATCTTGCTCTACTGAGGTAACTATACATTCTCACAATAACTTCAGCACTGAGTGCTTCACCTTTTGCAATTTGTTGAGCACGGATTTTCCCTACTCTAGTTCCCCAACGCTGTGAGGGTGGCACACTTTCATTATACTCAATAGCTCTTTTAGCGGCTTGTATCATCATTTTATTTGGTTTATAAGGCATCTCTTGCTCTCTCTAAAATAGTTCTATTCTGTTGTATAAGGACTGGAACTGGTGTGCTGTGTCCTTTATAACAAGGATGACTGTAAAGCCATTCCTCATCATCTCTCAATTCATTTAATCTATTGTGGATCTTCTTCAGTTTTCTGACTGAAGCTTGTTTGTGAATCCACATTCTTGCGGCGTAGTTTTCTAATGGTGTGATATCTTTTTCTCCAGTCCAGGTTTGTATGTCTATTCTTTGTTTTGCCCAGTATGCTTTACTCCATGGACAGACTGAAACTATTGAACTAAAGTATTCACTCCACTGTTGTTTACTTACGCTTGCCGCCTCTTTTTCCACCTTTACGCTTTTTTCTAGCCATTTAAGGTTCCTCCTAATAGACCAAGAACAACACTACCAATCAATAGGATTAGTATGCCCCAAAGTCTCATATCCATTTTATTAATTGTCTTGTCCATCCTTGCCATATCTTTTTCAATATGATGCAGATGATTATTCTTTATTGTGCGGATATCATTCTGAATCTTTTCAATGTCTTTGGTGTTTTGTTTTATAATTCTTGCATCCATGTTTGTTTCTTTCCTTGTTAATATTTATTCTGTTTCCCAAGGAAGAATTACATTGCTTTCTTCACTACCAGGATTGTCCTGCTGTCCTAGCAGTTGTTTGCCCATCCAGATTAACATTGTGGGATTGCCTTCCAATGCTTTATCCATTTGTGCTCTTCTTAGTTTGATCTTGGCTTTTGCTTTGCCAGTGTCAATTAAGTCTTTGTGTTTACGGAGTGTGCTACGGTTGATTCCCATTACATAAGCTATTTCAGTTTCCGTTGCAAAAAGCTCACTGAGTTTTTCAACCATGTCAGCCTGTTCCTCTGTAAACTCATGTGCTTTTCTGCCCATCTCTTTTCTCCTAGGTTCTCACCGTTGTTGCCGGTAAGTGTGAGTATTTCCAAGCACCACCATCATAGAAGCATAGTGCCTTCTGTGTTGATGCATCTGCTGTATTGCAGTTTGTTACCATTGCCAAACTACCACTGTTGATTCCACTTGTGGGTAAGGTTGCTACTGTGTAACTAGGAACATTGAAAGGCACACTGGTGCCTGCTTGTTCACCATCTATTTTGAAAAAACTCTGTGTTGATAAATCATGGTTGGCACATCTTATTTCTACTTTGTTGTCCTTTTGATCTGCACCATAAGCAAATAGTAGAGTGCCAATTCTCTTTTCACCACCGGCATCATTCATTGCATCAGCCGCAAATTGAACTTGAGCACCATCTGCAATACTGCTTGAACCAAAATCCATTTTACCTGTTAGTATATTGTGATTGGTATCAGTTGTGCCATCCATGTTTACTGTTGTGATGTTTGAGTTTGGCATGTCATCTGCATTACCAATTGTTAAATTAATTCTACCACCCATGTTCATTTCAACCAATTGGTTGCTGGCTGTGTATGCACTATTCAATCTGAACTCTGCCAGTTGTGCTGTTACACCGTTGCCTGCATCATTGATATCATAAAATGTTAATCTCTTGGCAGTTTCACTTCCGTGTCTTCTGCTTCTTATCTGGTGTAGGTTGTATGTGGTTGAACCGTCTGTGATACGGTATGCTTGGTTGACTCCTCTTGTCAAATTGCCTGCTGTCTTTTGAATCAGCAAACTTGAACTCTGATTATTATTTCCTGTGCCGTTTGCAATTACTGGTGTGTTGCCTGCACTTGCAGTTAAAACTCCATCTACAGTAACTCCATAGTTGTCACTACTATCTCT